GTGCGTCCCCTGACGGTGGCACCGCTGAATCCCCAGATTGCCAACAGCCGGGCCACTTACCTTTCCATGATCAAGGAGGAAAGCGGCCAGAACCTTTTCAACCGAGGTGAGGTGGGCGGCGGCGTTACAGCCGCCAGCGCCATTCTGGCTCTGCAGGAGGCCGGCAACAAGATCACCCGCAGCAATCTGGCTGCCACCACCCGGGCGGTGACCCAGGTGGGACGCCAGGTGCTCTGGCTGATCTGCCAGTTCTTCCAGCCCCGGCGGGCCTTCTATCTGACGGGGAAGGAGGGCGGCCTGACCGGCTGGCTTACCGAAGCCAGGGCTGTGGCCCTTTCGGGGATGGAGCTGATGGACGGAAAAGCCTACCCGCCCTACCTGGCCCGGGTGGAGATCCAGCGCAATCAGCCTCTGCGCATTCAGGCCCGCAACGAGCTGATCCTGAAGGCGGCCCAATTGGCCCAGCAGTCCGGCGCACCCCTGCCGGCCAGTGTGATCTTCTCTTTGCTGAATCTGGACGGCGACAGTGACCGGCTGGTGAGAGCCCTGGAGGACGCAGAAGCCAAAATGAAAAACCAGACCCAGGAAAACGGAACCCTGGCCCAGGTGAAAAAGACTCTGGGCCAAGCATAAGGAGGAAAAATGGAAAACAAGGAAATGCTCCCCATGGAGGCGGTGCTGCCGCCTGAGGAAATGCCCCAGGAGGAGGAAATGATGCCCGATATCCAGGGCACGCTGGCCGTACTGGAGCGGCTGACCCCCGGCATTGCCGGCATCATGCTGGAGGCCCTGAAAAAGGACGCCAGGCTGGCAGCCAAAATGCAGGAGGGTAAGATGGACATCATCGACCTCTACAAGCTGATGGAGGGCACAGACCGGCCGGCTGTGGCTCCCACGGCCCGATCCGCCAACGCCCCCAAAAACCGCGAATTCAACGCCTACGACCTTTCCGACGAAGCCTTCAACGCCCTGCAGGAGCAGGTGCGCCGCGGCTATACCATTGCACTTTAAGGAGGAACAAAAAACATGGCTCTGAATCTGAACAAAACCAACACCGCAACCCTTTCTGCCACTTCTTTGAAGACCTATTATGATCGCGCTCTTCTGGAAAACATGAAGCCCAAGCTGGTGCATTATGAATATGCCCAGAAGCGCATTCTGCCGAAAAACGGCGGCAAGGTGGTGGATTTCCGCAAGTGGACGCCCTTTGACGCGCTGACCACCGAGCTACAGGAGGGCACCGTGCCCAACGGCCAGGCCCTTTCCATGACCAATGTGACCGCCACCGTGAAGAGCTACGGCGGCTATGTCTCCATCTCCGACATGGTGGACATGACCAGCATTGATCCCGTGGTCACCGATGCAGTGGAGCTGATGGCTGACCAGGGCGGCCTTTCCGTGGACACGCTGATCCGCGACGAGCTGCACACCAGCACCAATGTGCTCTATGCCGGCAGCGCCACCGACCGCGACGGCCTGGCCAGCACCGATGTGCTGACCATGGCGGATATCCGCAAGGCCGTGCGCCAGCTGAAAAACGCCCGTGCGCCCAAGTTCAACCGCGGCGGCCGGGAATTCTATGTGGCCGTGGTGGGCCCGGATACGGTTTACGACCTGCAGGGTGACAGCACCTGGCAGGCTGTGGCCGAATATCAGGACAAGGAGAAGATTTTCTCCGGCGAGATCGGCCGCATCTTCGGTGTGGTTTTTGTGGAAACCACGGAGGCCAAGCTCATCGGCGTGCCGGCCATCACTTTGCCCACCGGCATCAAGGTGCTGTCCTATTCCTCTGACGGCCGCGCTGTCACCATGAACAAGACCCTGACTGATGTCCAGGCGGCGGCCATCATGGCCTGCGGCCGCATCAAGATCGGCGACACCATCTTCTCCCTTACCTCGGCAGCCTCCAATGGTCTGGTGCTGAAGGAGTTCACCGGCAGCGCGCCCTCTGCCAATGATGTGATTACCCTCTGCGGCCCCGGCTCCACGGGCAACACGGTGGCCTCCACCTTGATCTTCGGCCGCAACGCCTATGGCTGCGTGGATTTGGCCGGCAACAGCAATGTGCAGTCTTTGGTGAAGCCCGCGGGTTCCTCCGGCAGCTGCGATCCTTTGGATCAGATCACCACCGTGGGCTGGAAGGTCTGCGGCTTTGCCGCTAAGATTCTGCAGCCTACTTGGCTGGTGCGCATTGAGCACGGCATTTCGGCTTAGTCTTTTCTGATTTCCGGGGGCGGTTCTGTGCCGCCCCCCTTATTTTTACAAAGGAGGAGCATATGGAGACCAAAAAAGTAACGCTGCCCCTGGACAGCGGCGATGAAGAGGGCGTGCTGGAGGTGGTCATCAACGGCTGCATCACCCGTATCCGCCGGGGAGTGCCGGTGGACTTGCCCATGAACATTTACCGGGTGCTGAAGATGGGAGGACATTTGCGATGACCATGGCCAATCTGACCGATCTGACCGCCCGGATGATGGGCATGGATGAAGCCGGCCAGCTGGACGCTTCCCTGCAGGCACTGATTCTGCAAGCCCTGAACCAGGCGGTTTCTTTGGCATGCCTGGAGCGGTGCATGCCACTGCACAGTGAAAGCGTAACCTTGGATTCCCAGAGCATGGGCAGAGAAAGCACACTGTCCAAGCAGGCATGGCAGATTCTGTCCGTGGAAAAGCAGGACGAAGCCATGCCCTTCACCCGTTTATGGAAGAATAATGAGGTTTACTATTCCGTACCGGGGCATCAGGGAGAAACCGTCACCGTGATTTATTCCTATTTGCCGGGCAACCTGATCAGCTCGGCTACGCCGCCCCTGCCGGAATGGTTTCAGCCCTTTTTGGCAGATTATGCCGCAATGCGCATGCTGAGCCAGGGCGACAGCGACCAACAGAAACGGGTGGACGATCACAGGGAGCACTGGTACGAGGGACTGGCACTTTTGGAGCCCGTGGGCGGACGGGAAAGCCGCTTCCGCCATTTTTAGGAGGCCCCATGAGCAAAATCACCCTGAACATCCCTTATGTGACCGGCCTTGACCAAAGCCGGGGTGAGGCCTCTGGCCGGCTGAACTGCGCATGGGACTGCGCCAATATGGATACCCGGGGCGGCGAGCTGAAAACCGCGGCGGGATGGTCCGCTGCATTTCCCGCCATTCCGGGGAACCCGGTCATTACCACGCTGGCACCCTTTCACCGACGCAACCACGCCACGCTGAAGGATGTGATCGTGGCGGCTACAGCCAGCGCCATCTGGGTCTATACCGACAGCTGGCAATGCGTGGGAACCGGGTATCAGAACGGGCGCTGGGACTGGGTCACCTATGAGGACGGAAGCGGAGCCGACCCGGTGGACATCCTTTTACTGAGCAATTCCGCCGACGGCATGGTGGCCCTTCGAGGCGACGATCTGACCCTTTCCGCAGTTGCCACGCCGGGCAAATTTGCCGTGCTGGCCCGGTACAAGGAGCGTATCTTCGGCGCCGGCGACCCGGAATATCCCGACCGCATCTATTATTCGCAGCCCTTTGATCCCTCGGCCTGGGGACAGGTTACGATGGGCGGCGTGGTCATGACGGAGCAATCCGGCGGCTGCATTGACGCACCCACCTGGGACGGGGATGCCTTTATTGCCCTAAGACCCTTTGGCAGCAGCCTCCTGGCCTTCAAATCCGCCACGGTCTTCCGTATTTACGGCGCCGATCCCGGCGAATTCTATCTGCGGGATCAGTTCGGCACCGACGGGCCCATCGCCGAGGATACCGTGGCCATCTATGCCGACAGCGCCTTTCTGCTTTCCCGGGCCGGCATCTCCCTTTATGACGGCAATCTGGTTTCGCCCTATCAGCGGGAGACGATCCGGCATTTCTGGGAAGGGCTGAACGGCGAAGCGGCGGATCAGGCAAGAGGCATCATTGCAGGGCATTGCTACTATCTGGCCCTGACCCAGGGCAGAGGCAATCCTGACAGACTTTTGGCGCTGGATCTGCAGCGGGGGCATTTCATGGTTTATGAGGGTCTGCAGCCCACGGTGCTGATGGCCTGGAAGGAGCAGCTCTATTTTGCCGATGGCACCCAGCCCGGCGTGATCTGCCGCCTGGGCATCGGCGAGACCGCCAACGGCAGCGCTTTGGCCTGCCGCTGGGTGAGCCCCTATTGTACCGCAGACCGGCCTGGCGCCACCAAGACCCATTTCCGCATCAGCGGACTGATCCGCTCCACCGGCACAGGGGGGAAAATGAAGATCACCCTGGAAAGCGAGCGGGGCACGGTCAGCCGCTTTGTCAGCGGCACCAGCGGCGCCAGCCTGCGATCCTTTGATCTGCGGCTGCCCCATTACGCCAAGCGCTTCCGCATCAAAATCGAGAATGTATCCGGCAGCAGCTTTGCCCTGGTGGGCGCATTGCGCATGGAGTGCCATTTGCAGGAAGGGGGGCTGGCATGACAAGCCGAGGCATCCAGGCTCAGGTTTATGAATATGAAGCTCTATCCTCGCCTCTGGCAGGCACCAGGCGCAGCGGGGAAGCGCCGGACAATGCCCAGCTGGCCCAAAGCATGGAAAAACTGGTGGTACAGATCAATGAAAGGCTTCGGGAGCTTTACAGCAAGCTCTATGGCCGCATTGCCCTGAAGGATCTCAACGGTACCACCCAGGAGTTGATCAGTAATAAGCTGGACAGCGACGGCATGACCAGCTGGCTGACCCAGAACGCAGACGCCATCGGCGCCCTGGTTTCCTCCGAAGGCTTTGTGCTGAACAGCGACTATGTGAAGGACAAGGTTTTTCGGGGAAATACTCCGCCGACGGATCCCAGCATCGGCACCCTTTGGCTGGATCAGAGCAGCGAACCCGCTGTGCTGAAGATTTATCAGGATGGAGCCTGGACCAGCGCCATTGCCGGCATGGTGCCGGAGGATTACTACAATAAGCAATATGTGGACAGTCAGATTTCCACCATGAACGGCCAGATCGCCCTGAAGGTTTCCACCAGCACCTACAACAGCGACAAGGTTTACCGGGGCCCGTCGGCACCCACAGCCGAAGACGGTCTGCTCTGGCTGGATACCTCCGTGACCCCAAATCTGCTGCGCCGCTGGGACGGCGCCCAGGAGCAATGGGTGGTTTCCGGCGCCCAGGTGCTGAAAACGGAGAACGGACTGACCATTGACACCAACGGAATCAATGTGGACGGGGATGTGGTAAGCATCCACACCAGCCTTATGACCATCGAGATCGAGGATGGCTCCGATGACGGGCAGGTGAAGGTGACCATGGACAAAAACGGCATTGATACGCCCAAGCTCACCGCCGAACAGATCCGGGCCGAGGAGCTGCTGCTGCGGGGGCAGCGTCTGATACTGGAACAGCATCGGAATTACTATTGGGCCCCTGGCGGCACCGGCGACGGAAGCACCGCCTCCCGGGCCAGCGGCGATCTGCAGGCTTTGGTTGACAGCATCCCGCCCACGATGAACGCTTCTGCAGCCATCATCATGGCCGAGGACAGCGTATGGGATGGCGATCTGGTGCTGAACAGCAAGCAGGGCAACAAGCTGGAAATCTATGGCTACGACACCCGCATCAACGGCTGCCTGACGGCCCAGCACTGCTCCGAGCTGCTGATCCATGACCTTTCTGTTTCCCGGGCAATGCTGTCCGGCTGCGATCTGACCTGGAACGGCGGCACGGTG